GTGTTTCGATGTCGTATGCGAGCTACGATTCCTCGAGTACGTACACGAGCATCGGTTCTCGTCTGGCCTTCCGCGGCCGGCTCGTTAAGGCGTCGAGCGCCGTGGCGTTTAAAGCGATAAGCGAGGTTGCATGATCGGCCGCGTAAAGCGTCAAAGCGGGAGCGAAGCGACAAAACATCCGGTGTTCCCCGAGCAGGGGAACGCCGTTCATTACGGGCGTCAGCCCGTCGAAAAATATTTTTTTGACGTCAGGTTTTGTATCTGTTTGTTAAATAATAATTTGAAAATAGTACTTTTGCATTTGAAAGGTGGCGCCTCCCCATAGGCCGTGTGGTCTATCGTGGCAACAACAACGCGAACCCGAATGGCGGTGTTTCGATGTCGAATGCGAACAACGATTCCTCGAATACGAACACGAACATCGGTTCTCGTCTGAACAACAATCGAAAGGAAATTTTAATCGGCGTACAACACCGGGGACTTGTCCCCACCGTGGTGCCGAGGGGGGCAAGCCGCAGTAACAGCGGTCCGTAAGGGCCGGAAAACTGAAAAATAAAGTGTCGGGTAGGGTTTGGTAGGCCGGAAACGGTTCGAAGAAGCCGGGCCCGGGGGATTGAAGGCCCCGTATTAAAAGCAATAAACAGTAATTTATGCGCAGGGTTGGGTATATCATCGAGGAGATCGTGGAGCCTTCCAACATGGAGGCTTCCTTCCGGCAGGTCCTTCGCGGCAGCAAGCGTAAACGCAGCCGCCAGGGGTGCTATCTGCTCGCGCATAAGCCCGAGGTGTTGGAGGAGCTGGTCGCGCAGATCGCATCCGGTACTTTCCGCGTGAAGGACTACCGTGAACGCGAGATCATCGAGGGCGGCAAGCTACGCCGCATTCAGGTGATCCCGATGAAGGACCGCATCGCCGTGCATGCCATCATGGCGGTGGTGGACCGCCATCTGCGGAAACGTTTCATCCGTACCACCTCCGCCAGTATCAAGAGACGGGGGATGCACGACCTCCTGGCGTATGTCCGCCGTGACATGGCCGAAGACCCTGATGGTACACGTTACTGTTACAAGTTTGACATCACCAAATTCTACGAGAGCGTGAAGCAGGATTTTGTGATGTATTGCGTCAGCCGGGTGTTCAAGGACGCAAAGCTCGTGACCATGCTGGAGAGCTTTATCCGCCTGATGCCTGAAGGTCTGAGTATCGGCCTGCGCAGCTCGCAGGGGCTGGGCAATTTGCTTTTGTCTGTGTATCTGGACCATTATCTGAAGGACAGGTATGCCGTGCGTCATTTCTACCGCTATTGTGATGACGGCGTCGTACTGGGTAAAACGAAAGCGGAACTGTGGAAGATTCGTGATGCCGTCCACGGGCGCATGGAGTGTGCCGGTCTCCTGGTGAAGGGGAACGAGCGCGTGTTCCCGCCGGGCGAGGGCATCGACTTTCTGGGGTATGTGACTTTCGGTGCGGACCATGTCCGCCTTCGCAAGCGCATCAAGCAGAAGTTCGCCCGAAAAATGCACGAGGTAAAATCGAGAAGGAGGAGGCGTGAGCTGATAGCGTCGTTCTACGGGATGGCCAAGCACGCCGACTGTCATACGTTGTTTAAAAAATTAACAGGCAAAGACATGAGATCATTTAAAGACTTGAACGTTTCCTACAAGCCGGAGGACGGCAAGAAACGTTTTCCCGGGGTGGTGGTAAGCATCCGGGAGCTGGTGAACTTACCGATTGTGGTGAAGGACTTCGAGACGGGCATCAAGACCGAACAGGGCGAGGACCGCTGTATCGTGGCCATTGAGATGAACGGTGAACCGAAAAAGTTCTTTACCAACAGCGAGGAGATGAAGAACATCCTCTTGCAAGTGAAGGATATGCCCGACGGCTTCCCGTTCGAGACCACCATCAAGACGGAAACCTTCGGCAAGGGTCGAACTAAATACATATTTACATGAAACGGGTAGAAGGAACATCCGGGATAAAACTGATCGAGTGCGTGAGCCCGGCACGCAACAGATGGCGCATCCGCTGGGATGTACAGGAACGTGAGGACGGATCCGCCTCCTACATGGAGGAAGGCTTTGTCGGCAGACCTCACATGGATACTATAAAGTCCGTCATTACAGACTGGTGTAATGAGCAAATTGACCGTGAGATACTTTCCGGTTTTCTCTATGAAGGTATGCCGGTATGGCTGTCAAGTGAAAACCAGTTCAATTATAAGGCAGCGTATGATCTGGCCGTACAGACTGGTGGTGCTACGCTTCCCGTGACATTCAAGTTCGGTACGGATGAGGTTCCCCAATATCGGGAGTTCGTCACACTGGAGGAACTGACCGATTTCTACACGAAAGCCATGAAGCATGTTCAGGACACGCTGTCTGACGGCTGGAGGAAGAAAGACGCTTTTGATCCGGAGAAGTACCGGGTGGAATAAATCCTTCGGGGGAGGATAAGAAAAAAGCCCCCGGCCTGTTAAAAAGTAACGCCAATCACTTTTATAAACATGAAACGCCAAACCGCGCGACCGGGGGCAAATACCCTCTGTCACGGTTTGACGTTTTTTTTGTTGTCTAAAAAATGATTGGCGATGCAAAGATATAATTTTTTTGTTGTATGAAAGTGATTGAGATATTAAACTTTAACCGGGAGCTGTTGAAAAGGCTTCAGGCGGCCGGCATCCGTCTGGAAGATGCCCGGTATATCGACCTGTACGCGGACTATACCCGCCTACTCGATCAAGGTGAAAAAGTCTCGTATGCTGTGGCCGTATTGTCCGAAAAGTATTCGGTGAGCGAACGTAAGGTTTATGCCTTGGTGAAACGATTCCAGAGCGACTGCAAGACGCTTGCAGTGTGAACGGGTTGTTTTATGTCGTAGGGAGTGCCGTTTCCCCTTATCTTTAGGGTGTTTCAAATTTAGAAGGAGGAAATGGCTATGAACAAGTATTACCGTATCCTGGACAAGATTCTTGCCACGGGAAAAACACAGACCAACAAGAAGGGAAATATACAATACCTTCTGAACGAGCAGCTGTCACTGACACCGGCGGACCTGCTTGACATATTCGAGGGGCATAATATCGCCCGCAAGAAGCTCCGCAGCGAGTTGCAGTTATTTATGCAGGGTGAGCGCAACGTGGAGAAGTACCGGGAGGCCGGCATCAACTGGTGGGACTATTGCGGCTCCATCCTGGTGAACAGTTACCCGACCTATTTCGAGAAGCTGCCTCCGTTGATAGCGAAAATTAACCGGGAGAGGCGCAACAGCAAGAACTACGTGCTTTTTCTGGGCGAAACCGGTGCCGAGAGCAACCAGGCACCCTGTTTGAGTCTGGTACAGTTCCAGTTAGATGGCGGTGAACTGGTTCTGTCCGCCTACCAGCGCAGCAGTGACGCAAACCTCGGGCTACCTTCCGATATTTACCACCTGTACCTGATGGCGCGGCAGATAGAACTTCCCTTGAAGTCGATCACTCTCTATCTGGGCAATGTACATATCTACGAGAATAATATCCCGGGCACCCGTGCGCTGATCGCCGGTGACGAGACGGTCCGCTTCGGGTTGAACGTGTAGTTTGCTGTATATGTCTTGCAGCGGGAACAGTTCATGTTTCCCGCTGTTTTTCGTTTATTCTGTGGACCTTTGCGGCCGTTTTAAAGCAGAATGAAATGAGAAAGATGTATTTGTCCGCCCCGCTTCCTTTCGTGGGGCAGAAACGCATGTTTGCGAGGGAATTTATCAAGGTGCTGGGACAGTTCCCGGACAGCACCGTGTTTGTGGACTTGTTTGGCGGCTCGGGCCTGCTGTCACATATTACCAAATGTGTCAGGCCTGATGCCACCGTTGTGTATAATGACTTCGACAACTACCGCTGCCGACTTGTAAATATCCCGGCCACCAATGTGCTGTTATCCGATTTGCGTCGGATAGCTGAAGGGGAACCCAGAAACAAACGTATAACCGGGGAGGTTCGCGATAAAATGTTTGCTCGTATTGAGAGGGAAGAAAAAGAGCACGGTTACGTGGATTATATCACGGTTTCCGCATCCTTGTTGTTCGCCATGAAATATGTGACCAGTTTGGAAGGAATGAAGAAAGAAGCCATCTACAATAGGATTCGGCAGACAGACTATCCCGAAGCAAAGGATTATCTGGAAGGACTGACTATAACCAGCGAAGACTACAAGGAAGTATTCAAACGTTACAAAGATGTTCCGGGTGTGGTGTTCCTGGTTGATCCGCCGTACCTCTCCACCGAGGTGGGTACTTACAAGATGTTCTGGCGTCTGGCTGACTATCTGGATGTACTAACCGTTCTGAAAGGGCATTCGTTCGTGTACTTCACCTCGAACAAGTCCTCCATTTTAGAACTGTGCGACTGGATGGACCGAAACCCATTTGTCGGCAGCCCATTCAAGGAATGCAGGAAAGTGGAGTTTAGTGCAAGCGTAAACTATCAAGCTAAATATACAGACATGATGCTGTACACGAAGCCGGATGAGGTGTCAGGTATAGCAGCCTAACAATTGCATAAAGATAGGAAATTATTTTGAATCTGCAATGGCTTTTAAATGATATTTTAAAGCCATTTAAAGAGGGTTCAAGTGAAAGAAAAACGGTGGGCTTTGATCATGCTGAATAGGACCGCGCTCACCGTTTTTCTTGTACGCGTCGTTTTTGTACTTTTTGAAACGCATCGTTTTTGTTAAGCGGCACGTCTGGTTTTTCCGGATTTATTGGGTTCATCGGAGAAACGGTGCTATGTCGCCATTGATGAGTTCCAGCAGATTACAGAATATCCGGAGAAAGGAGTCGAGGCTTTGTTGCGTTCCTATATTCAGTTCCTGTCCAATGTGAACTTCATCTTTGCCGGCAGCAAGCAGCATATGATGCAAGAGATGTTCACTTCATCGAAAAGGCCGTTTTATCAAAGTACGCAACCTCTCACAATCGGACCGATACAACAGGATGAATACGCAAATTTTGCTACAGGGCATTTTTCTTTACATAATCTGGAACTGTCTCAGGATATTTTCAATTCGATTTATGAAAAGTACGAAGGACATACCTGGTATGTGCAGTGTCTTCTTAATCGCCTCTATGGATACGACCGCGATGTGGATATGAAACTGGTTGCATACGCCATAGATCAGATTTTATCCGAGTACAGCTACACTTATGCAGACATGCTGAAAGCATATTCTTCCGGTCAGGTGCGACTGTTGAAAGCAATCGCCAAGGAGGGCTGTGTCAAGGAAGTTTTGGCCGGGGATTTTATCAGCGCCTACAGGCTTCGTGCTGCAAGTAGCGTGAGTGCAGCATTGAAGAAACTGCTGGGAAACGAACAGGTTTATCAGACTTCTGGCGGTTACATGATATATGACCGCTTTATGGGCGAGTGGTTAAGGAGGCAAGGGTTTTGAATCATTGTTGTGTAATTAATTAGTTTTATATCTAATATGTCATTCGAAATAATTGTTGATTGTATAATGGCTTTAGGTGCCTTGGCTACAGCTGCAACTTTTGTTCTTGTTCTCATAAATCAGAAAGGGACACAGAAGCAGATTGACAGCCTGTCGCAAATGGCAGAGATGTTTTCTCGTCATTATCAATTGGAACGTATTCAAGCTGGAAGCAATATATATCCGAAAATTCAGATAAGTTTGAAGGATGATTTGATGTGGGGACTGAAGATTCAGGTTAAAAATAACTCATATCCAGATCGGAAGAGCGTCGTGTAGGGA